GTAATTTGGATTAGGTACTTGTTTTGTATATGGATTTTTAGAATTACTCATTCTTTGTAATCCGTCTACTTGACCATTTTGATATATATTACCACCATACTCAGCAGTATTAAAATCTTGACTAACAGTAGTTTTTATATCATTTGATTTATCTCTTTCAGGTGCACCTTTAGTTATCCAAGTATGAGGTTGAAATAATCTTTCAGATATTTGATAGTTACGTTGAGCGTTAGCTTCACTACCCATCTTTGCAGCCATTGCTGGACCTGCTTCAGAAATACCAGTAAATAGTTTAGCAATTGGTACTACTTCTCCTACAGCAGCTCTTGCTGCATCAATACCTGTTTCAACACCTTGATTCTCATTACTATACTTTAATTCTGCAGGTTTACCTATTGCTTTTCCTACATTACCTATTGCACCGAATGCAGCGTTTTGTTGGTCTGAAAATCCTTCTTCACCTCCACCAAAATCTGACATTGAAGCAAGTCCTTGATTATCAGTACTAACTCCTGTATTAATATTTTGAGCTGGTACAGTAGATAAACCACTTGTTGCATTTGGATCATACTCTAAAAAACTACCGTTCTGGTATATGTTTCCACCGTATGCATTTTCATTATCCTTTGGTAATTCGTTATAAACTTCCTTGGTCATTGGAGTAAGTGCACTAGGCCATCCAGTTTTTGCAGTAATACCATCTCCTGCATTTCTCCACGATTCCATTTTTTGAGTAACAGGATTATATAAGGAATTACCCTCACCAATAAGATCAGAGTTAGTTATATCAGTCAAACTTCCATACAAACCAGGTGATTTCATAAACATTGTTTCACCATTTTCATTATAATATCTTTCATAATCATAATTAGAATTTATAACCTTTTGAAGACCTAGAGGCATATCAGTATAAGGTGTCATTTTTTTAGTATATGGGTCCATATACTCTTTTTGAGTAAAAGGTGGAAAGTTTGTCCCACTTGTAGCATTACTACGAACTACCTTTGGGGATTTTTTTGTTTTCAATCCATCTCCGTCACCATTTTGATATTGATTATATACAAATTGATCTTTTCTACCTTTCTTTGTCTTTTTCATATTGTTATCCGTTAAGGGTATTTCTCTTACTGTAGTACTATTGAATTGGTGTTGTCCTGAATAAGGAGCTAGGTATCTACCATTAGCCATTAATGGTGTTCCTGTCTTAGACATATCAATTACACCAGTAGGTGTTTCAATGTCTATTGATTCTCTATTACGATATGGGGAATCATCTCTATATCCCATTTTTGATATATCTCCTCCATTTGACAATGGTGGAGCTTCAGTAGTATCTCTATAAATGTTTGTTCCGTTAGAAGGATAATCCCAAGTAGGAATGTTTGGAGCTAAAGTTCCTCCGTATTTCTTTTGTTGAAAAGCAGGAGATACTTTTTTATAATTGTCTGCTGCAAAATATTCTGCATCTTTATTATTATCAAATCTAATAGCTTCATTAGAACGAGGTCCATAATTACCTAATTGTAATTCTCCATTTTCATTTTGAATTTGAGGAACTGCATAATTATCCATACTACTCATATAGTGACTACCAATATCTCCATTTGGAAATTGATAGTAATTATCTATAGGTGCAACCATACGTTGTGTAGCAGGGTTGCCATGCATTTGAGCATATGCTAATCTAGCTTTCATCATAGCTAACATAGCTTCATCGTCAATTACATCTGACTTACTAGTTGCCCTAGGTCCAGATGTATTCTCAATAACACTACGTTTCTTCTTCTTAGCCATGTTTAAAACTGCTGTATATCGTAATAATGTATTATTCTATTAAGTATTAATTCCTTATTATCGGTATTATCGAAATATAAAGTTAATATAAAATGAGTACTTCTCAAACGATCTGTACCATTATTTTGATCTCTAGGTATTTTCAACCTCCATTTATCAAACTTTCTTTTAATTCTACCTGTAGAGAAAGGTATCTTTCCTGTAGTCTGATATTCTGTTTCTACTTTAAAAGAAGTGATTGTTTTAGTTCTATCAATAACTTTATTATCATCTCTTACAATTGAGTTAAATTCAACTGTTCTTAATATCTTATTTGCATCTGCATCACTATTTAATATCATTGTAATACTAGACTCTTCAACAGTATCATAGAAATTGCCCCATTCTCCACTATGATGTTTATAAACAGATTGTTGGTCAGTAGGATTTACAGATATTAGTATATCATTATTCTCGATATATAATGGTGGTACTGCACTATAAAGTGAAGAAAACCCATCTACTGCCTCATCAAATACTAATGTATATTTAGTAACTTTTGGAGAACTATAAATTGGTTCTACACCTAAGAAAGTAATTAAGACTTCATTGTTAATCATATCCTTAGTTAAATGTACACCTTTATTTAAAATTGGATTGTCTCCTTCATTTTCCTTTCTTAATGATACATCACCTTTCATGTTCTTTAAGAAGCCGTGCATACCTTTCATTTCTGATATAGGCATTGCTGCTCCACCAGATGTTTTGATTAATTTATTACGAATACCATCCCAAAAATAAATACCTGATTCAGTATCAGTTACCGCCCATTGATGAATAGCTCCATATTTAGTGCTAATATAAGCGTGATCTTGAAATCCTTTAGCTGATCCAAGTTCTGTTGGTATACCATCATCTGTGGAAGTAACTGCTCTAGGATTAATAGAATATTTACCTACAGCATTATCTTGAAAAAAGTAAACTTCATCCTTATGATTAATTATTCTATTAATTGGACCGTTATCTAAAACATCATAGAAATTAGCAATTCCAAACTTTACCCAAGAATCTATAGTCTCACTATTTATTTTAACATTAGATATATATGCTCTTGTGTCATTGACTAAACAATTTGAATCTGAGTTAAGAGGCTTAACAATAAATATTAATTCATCTTGCTCTGTAGAAAATACTGTATTATATACATTTAAGTACATATTTAGTCTGTCGTCTGTTGATGTTTTTCCATATATCGTAGATGCATTATCTGTTTCCTGTCTCCAACGTGAATGAGTTACTCCAGTTGGACCACCAAGAGTAGAAAATTCAACAAATGTTTTAGGTGTGCTTCCGTATGATAATTCTGTATTAACTTTTGACTCTACTACAAATGAATTTGTAGATGTAACATTATTAATAAATCGATTGTTAGTAGTAGGATTCCGATCATTACTGAAAAATCGTCTATCCAATGAAGCAACACTTTCTTGAAAACACCACATATTTAAGAAAATATCTCCTCCATATACAATAGGATTAGTATTTACTTTATCAATAACAGGTGAAGCAATTATAAATTTATTTTGTTCAAGTGCCTCTGTTGAGTACCCTCCATATTGTTCAATTAATGGTATCACCACATCAATACAAGGAGTACTTAGTAAGTTCTCTGTTTCTGTAGTAGGAACAAGAACTGCTGGAGAAAGAATGTCACCAGGAGCACTTGTAACGAGTCCACCTATATCTTTTGCAGGAAACTTATTATGTGGACTTAAAGGAGAAACAGGAAGTTGCGTATAATAATCATTATCAACTGCCGCTATTGTACCTATTATCCCAGAAGCACCTTTTGAAAAACTATTACCTATAGCTGTACCTGTTGAACTTTGATTCCAGTTTAATCCTGCAGTATTATTAAAAGTTATCGCATTAAAGTTTCTAAAATAGTAAGTCTTTGGTGCTTCTGTTTCATCAAATCCTGCATATGGACCTAATGACCTACCAAGATCTGCATTGTTTTGATCATCTTCAAAACCATTATTATTAAAAGATACTTCTGCATTCTCATTCCATTTTTTAATGTACTCAATTCCTCTTTCATATTTAAGATAACTTGCGATTGGAGTTGTTTTATCTACTCTGCCCGTAGTTCTCATTTTTTTATACGTGTCTGTAACAATACCTAAGTCTGCGGTAGTACCTCCACCAGTACCACTTGCATATTGGGAATCTACTTGATGACTATATTCATCCTCTTCTATATTATTTGAATAACTATAATCACCAGCAAAACCTGGTGAAGAAGAATAATATTGACCATACCTACCAGTTATTAATAATAATGAATCTTCACTAATTTGTTTACTTATTGAAGATCCAAATTGATGAGATACATCTGGTGAATGAAAAGTAACAAATGAACCAAGTATAGGACCTGTTGTTCCTGCTGCTACATCATCATTTAATAATGCAAAGTTTGCATTAGCTCCATATTCAGGAGCACTCCCATTACCAGCTGTTTTAGATATATGATTATTAAATAAATGAACTACATTTTGACTTCCACTTGCACTAAGATCTACTACTTCACCCGTTTCCTTCCCTGCGTGATTTAAAATTGGAGAAAACATTCCTACTTTCATAATACCAGAACATAATCTTCTATTATCACGTTCAGTTCTTTCTAATCTTACTATTTGATAACTTTCTATTCCGTTCAGTAATGCAGGAGATGTACCAAAATTAATATCAAACTTGATACCCATTGCAAATGCATCTGTAAGTATTTCTTGAGGAGCATTAAGTCTATTTCTTTCTCTACTTAATGGAAAATAATTAGTAGTTGAATCATTTACTACACTATCCTCATCTGAAATATCAGGGAATTTAATGTCACCAATGTATTCAACAAAAGAAGATTCTCCTTTTTTATTGTAGAACACAATTCCAAATCTATATGTCTCTCCTCTTTTATAACCTTTTAATAATCCAGAAATAAAAGGAGATGCTTGTGTATCAAATGAGGTATTTTTATATATACCATATCCATCATTTAAATCATGATCAGTTCTAAATCCATTAAATTGCTTTATCTGAATAGTTTCAGAAGCGGTATCAACTACATAGGGTTCTAAGTGAAAACTATATGATATGTTTGGACCTTGTCCACCTAATCGTAATCCATCCAATTGAAACTTATATTGTTTACCAGTATGCCAAGTCTCTTGCCAATGTGCATCTTTATTATAATTAACGTTAAATGCTGCATCGATATCAGATAAAAGAACACCTGGTTGTCCTTCTACCTCTTCTAGTGTAGCGTTCTCATCATACCTTTTAGTAAGTGCACTAAATGATTCAGTATCAGGAATTAACGATTGAATATCAAACTGACTACCTTTTATATTTGCAATAACTAATGAATTATCTTTAGTAGTAATTGTCTTAGGTGTTTTAAAAGGATACTGCTTAGTTGTGTATTCAGATATTTCTATTGGAATAATTGTATTTTCATTTCCAGTATGTAAAAATATTACTTCAGATTGACCATCTATCTGTTTAGTTTCTACTATGTTAATTTCAGGAACAGAGCCAATAGCACTATGATAAATACTAATTAATTCTATTTCTTTAAATAGTTGATAATCAGAAGTATCTATTAAAATCTCATTTGATTTAAATGAAATACTAGTGGATAGGTTACCATTGTAAAAATTATTAGACTCAAGAGACTCTGAATCTTTAACAGTATGTATTAAATTACTTGGAGGAGAAATTAATGTTTCTTTCCCATCAAAAGTAATTAATCTATATGCATATTGATATACTCCACATAGTAGTACACCTGCACCTAAAACTCTTTGTAATAAAGGTTGATTATATTTTATATCAGGAAAATTATCAATTACACCTACATCACTAGTTAATAGATTAGGATCTTCTACGTTTACAGATCTAAAAAAATTATTGTAATCAGTCCAATACACTTTTTGTATACAATCTGATTCATAGTTACCTAATGCTTCAATTGGATTTTTCTTACTAAAGTTTAATTCATTAGATTTAAATTTTAAATTTAATCCTCCAATTATGGCATTTGTAACATCATCATAAGTAAATGTATATATCCACCCATTAATATTACTATCATCTGCCATGAACAATACTATCTTATTTCTTATTGAAGCCGCACCAATGATTACAATGTCACCTACAACAGTTAAATCTGGTTCAGTTGCTGCAGTTGGTAAATCAAAATATTTAGAATTACCTTTTACATTAGTGACTGCTCCTTGAGATTCTCCAGTATCAGTAGTAATTCTAACATCTAATGCTTCGATATAAATCCCTTTAGTAGCAGACTCATATGCCGTATCAGATGATAATCCGTGAAATGCGTTTACTCCTCTTTTCATATTAAGCTAGATTATCATTACTTTGTGTTACTTTACTTGGTGCAGTAGTTGTGTTACCAACACTATTTCTAAACTTACGTTTTTCAGGTAACTGAAAGTTAGCAAAGAAAGAAGCATGTGCCTGAACATCAGGAATAGTTCTAAGAATAGAGTTCTTTTCTGATTCTGCTTGATCAACGTTTCCTGGAATCTTGGCGCTATTTACAGCTTGAGCAAAATACCAGTCCTTATCACGTTCTAATATTTGAAATTTCTTATCTGCTAAGGCATCCTGTAGCCATCTTTTACGTCCTGCTTTATATGCAATATAATGTGCAGCTGCTTCTAACCAAGACTGATCTCCTGGAATCAAAGGGGCTCCGTCTTTGTCAGTAGGAATTGCTTCAATTGCCATTGCTACAAAACCTTTATTAAAAGAAGTGAAAATAAATCCTTGACCTATTGTATACGTATGTGCAGACTCTGTAGTATAATCTCTTTCATCTCTGTGATACCTATCATGGAAGTGATCAGTAGACCATCTCATAGGAGTCATTGTACCTTCTCCACACTCAGCTTGTTCTAATGTATTTATACCATCAAGAAACGCTGTCTGAACGACTTTATACATGTCTGAGGGTAAATCACCCCTTCCATCACAAATAGGAATGTAACAGGTCTTATTCTCCATGACTACTCCTACTTTAGTATGAGCCATAAATTCTGCTAACCATTCAATTGCTTGAGCATCGTCGATTTCAAATCCCCATTCAGAGATTTGCTTATCCATAATTGCTATATACGATACTACATTTCCTACGTAACTCATAATTTATTTAGTTAGTTGATTCTTCAAGCTTTTCAGCCATTGTTTTTTTATCTAATGGATTGGTCGTACTAACTGATTTTTTAACATCGTATTCCCAATCGTCACCATCCTTATAACGCTTAGTAACAGTTTTAATAAAACCACCTTCTACTTCTTCTACTCTAGTTTCTACTGAACTACCATCCTCTTCTTCAGTTCTTTCAGTAACTGTTTTTGATTTTCCTTCTGACATACTCATATTTATTAAATTATCCATAGTAAAATACTTTTCTATTCTTGTCTTTAACAGTTGTTGCAATTAACCTTGAGTATTGACGAGATGCTTTAAATTTATAAAACCTTTTATATTTTATAGCACTTGTCAAATTATCCCATAAATGACGATAAAACTCACCATTAGTATGTTCATTCTCAAAGTAAAGTACTTTCTTACCGTTTATACTCTTTATTTCATCTCTGGTCTTACCTTCATATTTAGTTTCCCAAAATTTCCAAGTACTTTGCCAATCTACTTGTAATGTCTTAGCACGTTTTCCTTCTTTAGTGAAAAAATGTAACTTCTTAGACTGTACCCTAATTACTCCTAACTTTCCTAATTTTAATTGTAAATTTTCTTTTACAATAGCTTCACTATAAGTAACCAATAATTCTTTTGTAAAACTAGAATATTGTTTATTGTCAAGCTTACTTAATTCAGCTTTTTTTCTATAGTCACTAAAGAAATTATATTTCTTAATGTCAGCTATAGATTTACCATTACCTCTTTTTAAATAATTATTCTCCATTATTTATTAGGTTGAGGTGCAATATTAGTAGCAGTATCAACACCATCATCATTTGCATTATTACTATCATCCATAGGAATCTGCTTCTTACGTATTAATTGTTGAATGATTGGTTCTTTTATATATACCCACATCCATTGAGTTAAAGGATACGGATCATTAGGTGTCCAACATTTACTTTTATCATCACAAGTATTAAATTCAGATAATGAAGTAGGATCTTCAAAAATACCACGTATCGTAATAGCTTTTATTAAATTAACATTAGAATCTTTACTAATTATATAAATATAATTATCATACTCAAATGCATAAATTGCTTTTTTAGTTGTTCTTCCTTCTCCTATATAAGGTACTCGACTATAATCAATTATAGTAAACCTTTTAGCAGTTATAATTACTGGACCTACTGAAGTAAGTCCTTTTGAATGATGAAATTCTATTGTGTTAGGAAGTTGTTTAACAGTTCGTAATATTTTACAACCTATTGGTACAGTTACACAACAATTATGAGGATCTACTAATTCCATTGCTAAACAAGAAATCTCTTGTTGAACAGCAGAATCCATTGTTCTTAGCTTATTGTATTCATTACGAATCCCTAAAGCTCGTTGTTCATTAATTAAATCTGTATAATATAATGAAGAAAAAACTGAGTCTGAATTATTAATATTCAAAGCTTCGTCTAATTGTGAATGTAAGTCTCTTAATGATAGCATTGTACAAATATATTAAATTTAATTCAGATTATTAACCATCTTGAATTGTAAATAATCCATATAAGTTTTATTATTTACTTTATATGAAGTTACACATTCTTCGTCTCTACACGACATATAATGTTGAATAGTTCCAGCAGCAGTTGTATAAGTCTTTTTTAACCTTCCTAATCTAGCACATTCAGGACAAGTAAACTTATCACCTCCACGTAAAACAGCATATTGTAGATTAGGTTTAACATACATTTTAATTTTATTAAAAACAGCTTCAAGAGAAATAATATCTCCATCTCCGTAATATAATAAATGATCTAGTGCTTCTTTTTGTTTATGAATTACTACATTAACCCAAGTATCCATTCCACCTGCATCTAATTTACTAGGTAGTTTAAAATATTTACAAACTTCTTTCAATGAATTACTAGGAAGATTTAAATATTTTTTACATAGTTTATAAGTATCAAGTTCATTATAAGTATGAGACATTGGTATTCCATGAAATAAAGCACGAGTTCTAATCCAAGGTGTATCGAAACGTTTACCGTTGTGAGAAATTATCTCATCAGCTTTCTCCATTTCTTTAATAAATGTCTTTATTAGATTCTTATCGCACTGTTTATTTAACCCCCAGTTTACATTATGAACTTCTTTTTCACCTTCCCATTTCCAATGAATTGATATAATTTTTGCGTACTCTAATATTTGATGAGGTAAGATATTTTGATTATATCCAGGTCGCCAAAAATGACCTTTGCAAAAACTTGTTTCAATATCATAGTATAAACGTTTCCTAGTAATTTCCATATAATGTTTTAATTATTTAATAGCCTTAGTGTAACCCATCCTCCTATTATTCCTCCACCTATTGTGTGTACCCACCATTTTTGATACCATTTTTCATTCTTCTTAATTGTGTATGAAGTAATACCATCGACAATCATATAAGGATTGCTGTTTGTTATAGTTACTATTGATTCTTTACCTTTCCACCACTTTTCACGTTTATCTACATGAGTAATTCCTAAACGATTAGGAAATTCTAAAGTATTAAACGTTAATCCTTTATTAGTAAGATTAATATTCATATTATAATTAGGATCATTAACTTGTACAGTAGTATCAAACTTACAGTCAGTTAAATATACAGGTATCTCAAGAGTATCTATACGTAACCTTTCCGTGATTATTGTACTAGAATGTACATCTTTGATTTTAAGTTTTAAATTTTCGATATACGATAGCAGTGTGTCCTGAACAATCTTCAAATCTTCAGGAGTTACTGTTATCGAATTATTGTAATTAACAACTTTACCATCCTTAGTCTTGTATTGTTTTACAATATGTTTATATTCTAGAAGAGCAGTAATACGTTCTTGATCTGCATTATGTTGAGTACAACTTTTAATGTAAAAGAGTGCTCCAATAGTAATGATTGCTAATAAAATAAGAGTATTATATTTTTTCCAAATCTCAAACATATTGTAAATATACAAATTCTATTTGTCAATCTTCTGCTTTTGGAACATCTCTACTGCCTTCTGGCTAACTTTTCCACCAAGTACAATAGTGACCATAGTTAAAATATAGCTAGTGTGTATTTGATAGGCTATACCCATTACAGACAATATAACGTTGGCTAGTAACTCTATTGCCATCCAAATTACAGTTGCTATGGATAACATCCATACAACCTTCCTCATTAAAGAATCGTTTCCGATATCATCTTTTAGAAAATCCATAGTTTATTTCTTTGCTGTTATTCTCTTGTGTAATACCTTTATGTCAGATGTTATTTCAGAAAAAAGTTTTTCATCTACTTTTCTGTATAAATCAATCTCTTTTTTAATATGTGATACTTCATTAGATTGAATGTCAACTTTCCTATGTATCTCTGATACTTCTTGACTTAATGTCATTGTCCCAGGAGGTCTGCAATTTACTGACTTATCTACTGTAGATAATTTTTTATCAAGTTGCTTATATACGAATATACCTATCCCTATTGTGAATACATCGTAATCTTTTATCATCTCTAATATCGTAATAAATTCCATCTCCTTCTTTCTTTAAATCTTTATAACTTATTTACTTAAAAATCTTCTTGCCATACTACACTTGCTGCTATAGGTCTAGCTGCTGTAGCAAGAACACATGCTGTGGTAATAGTGTAATAACTACCAGGCAGCATTACTAAATTTAAATCGCTTAAACTAACCGATATTCCACCATCTTTTGATGCTGAACCCGTCCAAATCACTCTACCACCAGTTATTGCTGTAGCAACTATATCAGTAGCCATAACAGATGTAGCAGTTGATATGTCTACTGGAGCTGCTGCTCCTGTTAAGGTGCCATTTTCTATTATTTTAATAACAGCAGCTTCACCTGAACCATTTGCAATACTAATACTTTTCAGTAAAGAAGATACTTTATTTGTTTTTGTTGCAAAAGTAGTCTTATTGTATAGGGTAAGTAATGGAACAACAGCTAAACCATTAGTAGTTCCTATATGAGAAAACCCATTTACAGGTCCTGTTACTTCACTTCTACCTTCTACAAATGAACTCATATCAGAGACTTTCATCTGATAATCAGCAGCGTCAGCAGTTCCAACTTTGAATACTTCTGCTCTTAGTGAAAAGCTTGGGTTGTATGACGATGGTACTGTTCTCACATTAGCAAGGAGCAATATATGAACTAATATCATTCTTCCTGTTTCTTGAGATTCAATGGAAAAGTTAATACATCCAAAACCACTTCCATAACTTATTTGATATACATTACCCATTGTAGGGTCTAATAACATTCCTGATGGGTTATTTACGCCTTTTGAACCATCCATCACATCATTATTCCATAGGGTTTGAGCTATGTTAGTCTGATTAGCTGGGGGTGTAACAACTGCTCCATTTGTTCTATATGATACATTCATTACAGAACCTATCAATGCAAAACCATATCCATCAAGTGCATCTCCTACACCTATTCCTTGAACACTAGTTGCTCCATTAGGTGCATTGTCTGTAAATAATGCTGAAAACCTTGCTAGTGCTCCTTGTCCCGCCCTGAAAGGAGTATTATTTTTAGACTCTATTGCTGCAGACTCTATTGCTGTCCCCCCTGCACCTGTGGAAACTAAAGCCATATTATCCGCTTGTGTTACTGTTCCAGTTCCTCCAAGTATTGTGGATACACAATCTGCGTTGATATTGTATGGAAAACTTATTTGATTTATTGGAGTTAGCTCTGCTATTGAAATTTCATCATAAGAGGTATTAGGGTTTGTAACATTTACTTCTAAATGACCATTAGTATCTACTGTTACATTCTTATAGTTACCAGAATCTAATCTACCCGTTAAAACAGTCTTTGATAAAATACCAGAATCTTTATCTTGAATGGTTCCACCCATTGGTAATGTTAAATCTAAAGACCTTCCTCTTGCATATATTGTTTGTAATTGGAAATTAGTTGTAGTTGTAGTTGCTATTGTATTACCACCAGAATCAAATCCATTCACATATTTCACCTTGAAATATTTTCTAGTTATAGCAATTAAGAATGGTATTGACTTATCAGAACCTCTAATATCTCTTGGAATACTATTCCAAAGAATACCATCTCTACTTACTTGAAACCATAAAGTACCATTTAATGAATCACCTGATGTAGATGACACAGAAACAGATATTGATGTATAACCCTCAACAGTTTCACTTTCACCTTGTATTGTTGTTCCAGGAGTTGCTGAAACAGTTACTCCAATGAATGAGTTCTTATCTGAAATTCTTGTAGCAGACTGTTCTTTATTAGGAAGGTTTGCTCTCTGAGAAACAGCATGGTAAAAGTTAGTAGTTCCTCCTGCATTAATAACTCCATTATTTAAGAATCTTACTCTAAAGTATCTGGAAGAGCATGTATGTATTTCAGCATATTCAACTCCACCAACAATAGATTCGGATTCCATTTCAGCCCAATTTATACCGTCATTAGATTCATCATAAAAATGAGTTCCGTCAGTAACACTTTTTATAGATACAGCAACACCATAACCATTAATTAAAGTATCAAATGTCTGTGACGTATATGTTGCGGCAGCTGCTAGTCCAGCATCAGAGAAATCAAATACAGAGGGTGTAAATGACCTTACATTAACAGCTTCGTGTTCTGGTAATGGAAATTCATCTAATTGATGTCCTAAAAGAATTTCAGAGTTAACTGCATATTGTGTTTGTATAGAAAAGTCAGTACCTGTTGGTGTTGTACCATTAACGTATCTTATTCTAAAATACTTCTCAACGATATTCCACATATGTGGTTGAGCTGTTGAAGTATCGGAGAAAGTTCTTGGTATAGTAGACCAGTTAACATTATCTCTTGAAACCTCTATCCATAGAGTACCATCAGTAGGATTTCCGAATGCTGTATAGATAGAAATACCTACACGACCATATTTTGATACATCTTCAGAAGTACCTGTATATGTAGCCCCTGCTAATAGACCAGTACCAGTAAGTAGGCTGTTGTTAATTGATATTTTATTTTCTGAGGGTGGTGTATAACTCATGTCTTATTTATTTATATATATACTAATTAATTAGCTGCTTGCTTTTCGTAGTTCTTTTCTGCTGCTGCTTTTTCATCTGCAATTATTTCTTCCTTTCCAACTTCTTTTCGTCCACCGTCTCCAATTTCTTTTTCATCATATAGCTTCTCACCACCTTCGTACTTTCCATCTTCTTCTTTAGTTAGGAGGTTGTAGATATCAGCTACTGGGTTTATTGTTGTATCAATTTTATCTAATGAAAGTTCCTTGAAAAATTCAGTAAAATTATCTCCACTGATTCTTCTAGATTCTACTGACACAGGCTCCATACCTAATGTCCTATCTGATTCACTTCTGTAGATTCCAATCTCAACGTCTGCGTGATTTACTACGTAGTTTATCTTTATTGAAAGTATACGAACATATGCTTCTGCATAGTCATCTCCAAATCTTGTGCTATATTCTATTTTTATTGCCATGTCTATTTTATTTTTTATATTATTATCCAATTAGTACCATCTGATTGTACTGTTCTACTTATATATTGTGCTAAATCAATAGTTAAAGAACCGTTGATTGTTTCTGTTGTGCTTGCATCTAATGTTATTACTCCTACCCCACTATTAACAAGTGTGAATGTTGTTCCTTGAATACCTGCCGCAGTTGGAAGATTAACAGTAAATGTACCTGAAGTACAGTTAAGAGTTTCTCCAGCCGTAGTGAAAGTATCTGTAGCACTTATATTTGTTAATGTAGGGGTAGGAATATCACTTGTAAGAGCAATCACTCCATTTTTGTCTTGAAATGTTTGAGTCCTATCAATAGTTAAAGTTGGCGAGGGTAAAGAAAGACGACCTACTGTACCTTGTATTTGGAGTGTAAGTTCATTTCCTATATAAAAAAAGCCACCAGCTACGTTACCAGTTCCTGTAACGGCAAATCCTGCAGACGATAGTTGCATCACGTAAAAGTCATTTGCATTGATAAAGTGGTATTGAAAAATCCCTCCAGGTAGCCATGAACTTTGCCCTCCTATTCTATTTAATGGGTCTAATTGACCAATAAAAACATCATCAGTCTGAGCACCACCATCAGCCCAAGCAATAGCAGTTCTATTTGCTGGAATGACATTATCAGACTCCATTTTCCAGATACCATCTGGGTTTAGTTCAGTATTGACTATTACATCTGCAAATCCCGTATTTGCATCAACTCCAATTACATCAGCTAAATCTTGTATGCTTCCACTAGCTGAGAATACTTCTAAAATATCTCCACTTGCATTCTTAAAGTGTACAAGCTTATCTGCTAGATCATAGAAATATGTACTGTTAGCTACTGCTGCCCAATCGGCACTAGTGTCTGTTGTAAATGTATAATTTACTCCTGCTGCAGGATTTCCTATTACTGCTGTTACTGACATGTTATAATGCTTTTATATGATTTACAAACTCATCAAATATAACTTTCTGTCCAGCAGTCATATCTGTATAATCAATGATTTCAAAACGTTCAGGGATTGACTCAGTGATTTCATAGAATTTTACTATTCTTGCTTTAGGATCAGTTACGTTAACTGTTAGTAACTCTTGTGTATCTGAAAACTCATTCATAAAAGTATCTACTCCTACTAAAGGATATATTACTCTTTCATCTGTCTCTTCATTATAGCAAGCTATCTCTTGTCCTATAATGTCTATTTTAGTTACGTTCTCCATTATAAAAATATATTACCTTGTGAATCCTCTGTTGTTACTATTGCTTGCGTTATATTAGGATTAAATGCTCCACCTCCTTTATAAGTATTACCTCTTGTTGATACTACTTGAGCAGCATTAGTGAAAATGTATAAGTATGGTGCTGAAGAATTTGCTAATATAAATGTACAATTCAATATAACTGCTGCAACATTA